TTTAAGACAAGCAAAGCATCCGTTTCCACCGCAATGAGCGCACGTGGTATCAAAAGTGCCGTCATAGTTGAGCGTTGTTCTCGGCCCCACCGGCTGCGCCTCACGCGGTGCGCACTCAGGCGTAGGGCCGAACTGTGCGGCAAGCAGCCCGAGGCCCCCGATGAACGCGCGCACCATGTAGAAGTCTGTCTTGCGCTGGTCGCTCCGCTCGAGCGACTCGAGCAGCGCGCCGATCAGTTCATCGCGCTTTGCGTCCGGAATAAACGACAGGAACGGTGCGGTCGCATTGTCCGGATCGTGACGCTCGTATTCCTTCGGCTGCGCCTCACGCGGTGCGCACTCGGCTTCCAAATGCGCTTCGTAAGCTTCTGCGCCGTCGAAATTCGGGTCTCCCCATTGTGTGGCTGGATCGTATTTACGCGGTGCGTCCTCGGCTTGCGGGGCGGCGTCCGGATGATCCAAATAACTGAGAATTGCGTCCTTCCCGCAGTTGCAACGCGATCCGGGGTCTCCCGCGTATTGGATCGACACAAAGCAGTTGTCACCGTGCTCGCGATCCTCAATCCATCCGCGCGCCGCGTCCAGCTTGCGTGCTGCCGCCGCCTCACCCTTGCCAAATTCGGCGCGCAGATCGGCGGCAAGTTGCGGATGCGAGTTTGCGCAGCTATCGGCATATGCCCGCAACGCCGCAGGCGCGTGCGCATCGTGATCCATGTCGAGCACGAAATATCGGCATTCGTGGTGCTTGCCGCCCGACTGGTCGCTGCCGTCTACGCGGCGAACTTCGAACTTTCGGAAAATGCCTTGCTGCTCGGCTGGCTTCGAAACGTCGCGGTCCGGGAACACTGCCTCACCCTTGCCGCCATCGGCGCGGGACGACAGCGCGGCTCGGGCTTTCCATGCGTCCCACGCGAAATCTGTGTTGCAGTCGGAGTACTGTCCCGGATAGCCGGGCATCAAATCAAGTTCGCGCTCGTTCGCCCACGCCTCGAACGCTTCCCGCTCCGCATCGTCTGCCGCGCGTTTGTCATTGCTCACTTCTCGCTCCTTGCGATCAGCACGGTGCCGATCTTGATCTCGACCGGCTGCCCGGCGCATTTTGAAAAGAGTGCCGCGCTCGACGCCACCGCTTGATGCAGCAACACCGTAGTCGGCTTATTGGCGTTGCATAGCGCTCCTAGGTGCGTGAGAGCTGCTGTCTTTGTGGGGGTCATCGCTACGCCCAAAATCCGAACCAGACGCCAAATCCGTGAATAATCCCAATCGGGAAGAGCAGCGCTCCGGCGATCAGCAAGCCCCACGAATGGGTAATGAGGCAGTCAACGATGTGCGTGAACCACGCCGCGACAACTGCCAATGCGATAAGAGGCATGCTCTCTCCGTTATTTGATCTGCACCGACTGTCCGCGCTCAAGGTGCGCGCCTGGCACTTGTTCGCCACCCTTCAGCGCTGCCGCTATTGCCTTCTTGTCCAACTTGGCCGGAGGCGGAGGCGGGGCAACGAAGAACTGAGGCGGGATCGTCTGCTCGTCTGTCACAACGACCTTCGGCGGGTTATCCCGAACGGTAATCACGAAGTAGGGCGTTTCCAGCTTCTTCACGCCAGCGAAAATCATGTTGGACATGATGTATTCGCGCACACGGTCTGCGTTCTTCCTTAGCGCTGCAGCACGCCGGCCCATTTCCTCGACTGCTGCGTCGATCTGATCGGCAGCCGCTTCCAGGTTGCGAACGACGAAAGCCGTGTTTTTGCTCTTTTCCTCAAGATCGCCGCCGAGCGATTCCAAGGTGTCGGCCAGCGTCACGGGATCAAGATCCAGTTCGGCCAGCTTGTCGGCCGCTGCGCGGTACTCGCCCGCGATCTGATAAAGCGTCAGGTTGCTCATGCTGGAACCTCCAGTTCGATCTTGCGGGCATCCTTCGCTTCCGCCAGAACTTCCTCCGCTACCGCATCGCGAACGGCATGCGCGGCCTTGTAGGCGGTGCTATAGACCGTCTTCAAGGTTTCCATGTCCGCTGCGTTGGCGATCGCTTCGACATGCTTCTTGAGCAGTGGCGCGGCCAATCCCTTCGGAATTATTTCGTGCGTCGTCGAATCCGCGTCGTTGTCGCCTTCGGTCGGGATACAGAACGCCTGCATGGCGGCGTACTTGTAAGCCGCGCTCATTGCCTTGTTGGTGGCCTTGTCTGCACTGTCCATCGCTTCACCGAATGTCCTCACGGTGTGCTTGCTGCCGTCTTCGGCCGCGACGAAATCGAATTCCGCTTCCACGGTCACATAGAACAGCGCTCCACCCTTTGCTGACTGGCGCTCGACAGATTCACGCTTGACCATGCGCGGAAGGATCACGAGCCCGTTTGACGACAGAGCAGGTGCAAGCGCGTTGTACAGGTCATCAATCCCACGGAACTGATAACCCTGTTGCTGATTCTTGCGATCCTTGCTGATTCCTTCGCGTGACATCTGCGCCTGCACGGCGGCAATTGCTTGATATACCTTCATTTCTCGCTCCAAATGTTTCTTGCCATTCAAGGAATTCTTCTAATTCCTGCTCCCATGCTTGTTGCATGGCGTCGTCGTCGTCCATATTCCCTCCGAAGGACTACTACGCTCGCAAGGCGCTTGTCGCTGAGAACTGGTTATCAATTCGCAACTGCAAACGTCCTGCTTATCCTCTACGAGCAGTGCACCCAACTACATTGCTGCGCCCGCTCTGCCACGCTATCCAGCACACCGCACGCCATCAGGTAGGCAAACCCAAGCACCCAGATAGCGGCCCAAAGCTTCAAAAGTTCTTTCATGCTTCACCCCACGCCAATACCAAGACAGAACCACAGCCACGCGCCAAGAGCGCCTCCGGCTGCTGCTGCACATACGATCCCTCGAAACAAGTCGCTCATTGCGACGGCCCGGTTAATGTCCTGCTCGGTTACGATCTTCAAAGAACGCTCCTCGCATAAAGATTGCAACCAGAAGGCAGCAGGCCGCCCACACGAAAACGAACTCGAAAGCGCTCATTTCTTCATCTCCCGTTCCAAGTTCTCGACCGACTTGATAGCCTCGATCTCAGCGTCGTATTCCAGCCAAGAATCGAACATGATTTCGAGAGATGCGAGCGACAGGCTTTTATCCTTGCGCTGCATTGCGTCTCGAACGATTCCGGCCATGCGTACCGTGCAGTTCTCGAGCGCTGCCTGGATGTCGTCGTCGCTCATCGCTGCCTTGCGCTTGGCGACCATCTCGTCTTTGATTGACGCGATCAGCTCGTCGCGTGAGTCTTGCGGGTCAAGTTCGGCAATCTCTTTGTCGTAGAGCCATTCGCCTACTTGCGTGACGCCGATAGGGGTGACGTTCATGACCATGCCCCAAACCAGACGCCGATACCGTGCACGATCCCAACAGGGAAGAAGATCGCGCCGGCAAGAAGCAGTCCGTATGCGTGAGTGACAAAGCAATCGATGATGTGCGTAAGCCATGCAGCGATTAGCCCGACAGTGAAAAGCCCCCACATATCAACACCCCTCTTTCTCGTTCCGCAGGCCAGCCGCGATGATTCGCGCGGCCACTTCGTGCAACAGTTTTTCGGTCAAAGCGCCCATGCCACCTTCGGCAAGACGCTTTAGCTCAATGAGATCCTCTGCAAGCGCTGACATTTCAGTCTCCTCGTCTTAGTGGTGCTCTCTGTCGCTATGCAGAAGGCACTAGTAAGACTCATCGGCTCTGTCGCGTCGCTGGCTCAGATTTCGCCAGGTCTACCGGTCGGCCAGATTGCAGTTCTGGCTAGACATTCCGACCTCACGTTGGCCGGCTATCCGATGCGCTGTTGTTTGTTTCAGTGCATGTACGCAGTGTAGAAAACACTAAACCCGGTGTCAAGCGAAAACTAAACTTTTTGGCGAAAAAAATCCCCGACGAATCGGGGAGGGGAATTTAGTGATGCCGTGACGTGATGACGCGGACGGCCATTAGAAGGTATCTGGCGATTTCGCTTAGCGCTTCATCGGCCGACTCAGGTGGTTGCAGTTTAGGCGCGGCGGTGGCCGATCGGCGCTGCCGGTAAAGATCCATGCTGACGATGGTTTTTTCATTTGTGCTTGCGGGGGGCATGTTTTAAGACCCTAGATGGCTCGGCGTGGAGTGCCAAGAGCTGCTCTTGTTCTGCCAGCTCGGCCACCACGTCGGAATCATCTACCAATCCCAATCTTTCGACAATTTCCAAAATGCCAAGAGTGTAAGCAAACGTTTTGCGTGCTTCCTTACCGCCCTTGTCCAGACGAGTGACGCACTGAATCAGCCGTTCCGCTTCGGAGGAAAGAACGGGATTCTGGCCTCTGTTCGATGAATTGGGGGCTTCGTGCGAATCCAGAAATCCAACACCCATTCCGTAATCTTTCTCTAAGCGACGCGCCACGCGCTCACCAAACGAACCCGTCCCTTTTAGCTGCGAAAACAGGCTCTTTTCCTTCGGCGGGACCGAATGCGTCTCTAGCCAGCGTGCCAGGTTGGCGCGGCGAATGTCTTGGATGTCCATGATCGCAGTTTAGTGTTTTATAAATTAGTAATCACTTGACTTAGCGTTTAACGCACGCTAAACTGGAGCCACAGTCAAAACTTTTACAGAGTGAGAAACAGTGGACCTTCTGACCTTCATCAAAAGCGAGCGTGGAAACGCCAGCCGGCTCGCCGCTTCTATCGGCGTGTCTCTGTCGCATCTCTCGCAGATGAGCACGGGAACGACCGCTATTTCGCCCAAGCGCTGCGTGCAGATCGAAGAGGCGACTGGCGGCGGTGTAACGCGCCAAGACTTGCGCCCGGATGACTGGGTTGATATCTGGCCGGAACTTCGGCCGGTGATTGAGCAGGCTGCATGAACCGCGTTCCCGATTGATTTTCATGTTGTTTTTCTTTTAACGAAAGGAGGTTAAGCAATGTCCCGAGCTGCATTCCGCAACGAAATCAAGACACGCGTTGAAGACCCGGTGTACGAGGGCATGCAGGCTTACAAGGCTCTGCATGGCATCGATAGCGATTCGGCTGCTGTTGCTCGAATCCTCAAGCTGTTTCTCTTTGGCACTGTAGGCACTTTGCCGGCAAATCTGGTTGCCGTCAGTGTCGCAGCGGCCCAAAACGGGGCGCAAGTCGTCGCATGAACGTCGTCAAATCCCACCTCGCAGCCGAACTGCCTTATCCAGAAATGGAAAAGCTGGTTATGGACGCGGTTCGGATGGGTGTGTCGATCCAGCAATACGTCGGTTATCACGTCCTGCGCTCAGCATTTGGGGTGAATCATCCGATGGTAGTGGCATTTGAAGCGTCCCTTAATGGGAACGGCGGGGCCTAAAAACGAACGGCCGTATGGTCGGAAGTCAGTACACGGGGATGTGAGTCGTAATACAAGCCGCTTTCGAAAGGCGCCTTCTATTTCTACTTTTTAGTTCTACTCACGGCGAATGCCGGGTAGGGGTTCCCATGGCAGGTGATTGGATCAAGATGCGTGCCTCTCTGTGCACGCACCCGAAAGTGCTGATGATCGCCGAGATCATCGGTGAGTCTGTTGACGTCGGTCGACGCTTGTCGACTGGCTTCAACGGCTCCCTTAACGAGATCGTTACGTGTGACGTAACGCGTGACGTAACGCTCGCAGCACTGTTACGTGTCTGGTGTGCAACGAATGAGCACACGGATGACGGTATCTGGAAAAACAGCACTCTACGCACCATCGATCAGGCCGCTGGTATCCCCGGTTTTGGCGAGGCGATGCAGGAGGCTGGATGGGCGATCTACAACGAAGATGCGCGCACCGTCGAACTGCCTAACTTCCTTGAAAACAACGCCCCGGCTAAGGACAACGCCCGTTCTACCGCTGCTGAGCGCCAAGCCCGCTATCGCGAAAAGCTTCGTGCTGCGCGTGCTGCCTCTCCTGAATCTTCTGCCGACGGTGACGTAACGCGTGACGTAACGCTGAGCGTCACAAGTAACGCTAGAGAAGAGAAGAGAAGAGAAGAGAAGAAAGAAGAACCAAAGAATAAAACACCGCGCGCTCCGCGCTTCGATGCGCAAGCGCATCTCGTATCGATGGGCGTCGACAACAAGGTTGCTGAAGACTGGCTTTCGCTTCGCAAGAAAAAGAACCTTGCTCCGACAGCAACGTCCTTTGAAGGCGTCTTGCTGGAAGCCGGAAAGGCTGGAATGACGATGGATCAGGCTCTGCGGACTTGCTGCACGCGGGGATGGGGTGGATTCGATGCGGCATGGCTGGACAAGGGTGGTGCTCGTAGTGGTGGCGGTGGAGTCGTTCCGCTGAATCGCCAAGAAGCACTCGAACGACAAAACCGAAAGATCGCTATGGAATTCGCACAGGAACTTCGCCATGCAGCCATCTGAAAACGAAAACTTCATCGCCTTGATTGGCGACGTGTACGCCTTCTACCGGCAAGACTTCTCACGCTTTGCAGCTGGCGTATGGCTCCAGGCAATGCAGCCGTTCGATTTCAAGGCGGTTGCCGATGCGTTGAACAAGCACTGCGTCAATCCGGACAACGGTCAGTTCATGCCGAAGCCGGCTGACATCGTGAAGATGCTGCAAGGATCGACACAGGATTCCGGATTGGTCGCTTGGTCGAAGGTCGATGCTGCGATCCGGATGCGCGGAACGTATGTGAGCGTCGTTTTCGACGATCCGATCATTCATCGCGTGATTCTCGACATGGGCGGATGGGTCCAGATCGGCGGAAAGAACGAAAGCGATATGCCGTTCCTGAAAAACGAATTCGTGAACCGGTATCGCGGATACAAGATGCGCAACGAAACGCCGCCATATCCGCCAGTGCTGATCGGGATTGCCGAAGCACAGAACAGCAAAAACGGATTTGAATCGGCGCAACCAGTGCTCATCGGAAATCCGGCGCGCGCCAAACAGGTTCTTCTCGGCGGCACAACGCAACCGCTGATTGGATTCGAGCAAATGGATGCCAAGGAAGCCGCAGTGCTTCATCTGGAGGATGCGAGGTTGAAGCGTGAAGCGTAGTCCCTCAGCTCTGACCGCGGAACTGCTGAAAGAGCAGGGCTGGCTAGTCTGGACCGTAGAGCGCTGGATACCTGGCGCACGAATCCGAGTCGACCTGTTCGGGATTCTCGACCAGATAGCGATAAAGGACGGTGAAGTAATCGGTTTGCAGCCGACCAGTTGGAGCAACGTTCCGGCGCGGGTGAAGAAGATAGCCGAGTCGGAGCACATAGGGGAAGTACGCAAGCTTGGCTGGACGCTGCATGTGTACGGGTGGAAGTGGGATACGAAGGCGAAGGAGTGGCGCCATCGCATCGTGGATGTGAGCTAACGGGGGAAGGGAAATGCCAGGGAACAAGAAACCGCGCAAAGCGCGAAAGGTGATCAGCACGAAAGACGTTGTTTCGATGCTGCTTGACGGTGACGAACCGTTGAAGGGAGAGGAAAGGATTGCGGTGCTCACGTCGGTTCATGCTGCAGCTCGCTCGCTGGCTCGCGGAGATGGTCTGAAAGGCGCGTGGGATTCGATCGTATCGGCGCTGAATATCTCGCTGGTGCTGTGCGAAGGAGCGGGGAACAAGGAAATCGGATTGGAAGCGGTGTACGACGCGCAGAACGCGATGATCGCCATCGCTGAGCGCTTCCACCGTACCGACCGTCTCGTCTTCTCTGGCGACGAACTGGTAGCGATGAACGGGGGAATTCATGTGTTCGAAGAACTCGTAGAAACGGTGAGCAAACGTCAGTACGTGCGTGCATCGGAAGAAATGCTGAAGCGCATCGAGAAGCGGCAGGTAGTCAAGATCCAGCGCGGCCAAAAGGCAGAGCGCTTCGAACTTCGGAGGGCAGCATGAGCAAGTCTTGGACTCCGGAGCAGGAAGAAGCGCTGCGGGAATATTGGGTCAAGAAGTGCAACCTGAAGAACTACCTGCATCTGTTTGGCGACCGGTCGTATAAGGCGATTCTTTCTCATGCCAAGAAGCGTATGAAGCTTGGGCCGCGTCCTCAGTCGGCGCGTGGCGTTCCGGCCTACGCATGGGACTGGATCAAGGCGGAACTCCTGAAATCGCCGGGAACGTCGTCTGAGCTGGTCATGCGCACGGGTCTGGTGACTTCGGCGGTCTGCCGGAATCTGCGCGATGCCCGTCTGAGCGGTCAGGCTCACATCATGGAGTGGCGCAAGCGTTCGAATGGAGGCCGTCCGACTCCGGTCTACGCGATCGGGCCAGGTGAAAGCGCGGAGAAGCCGGCGCCGTTCACGATCCGCGAGAAGAACCAGCGAGTGAGGCAGCGCAAGCAACTGAAGTCGAATCCGTTCTCCATCGCAATTCAGCAGGTAACAACTCCGACCGTCGTAACGCTCTCGACGCGCGGCAGATACGAAAAACGAGTCATCCAACAGGAGGCCGCATGAGACGGGTTCTGATTACTGGAAGCGATGGGATGTGTTTTGTTCTGCCGGCGCTGTATCTGGCTTACGTAATGCGGAAATCGGAAGCGGCTGTTAGATCCGCGGTCAAGTATGGAAACCGGTTCTGCGGATATCGGATCGACTATCAGGAGGCAGCATGACCCAAGACGAAATCCTCTGGCTGGCACTCGGAATCCGCGGCCGCGACTGGACGAAACCGGTAGGGAGCCAGAAATGAGCCGAGAGCAATTCGACGCCTACTACGTCAACGTCCACGGCTGCCTGCTCGCCTCGGTCAAGGAAAACCACTGGCGCACATGGCTGGCAGCGCAGGAAGCGATTCTGAGCGCTCACGGGCCAGCGGTAGAGCTGAAGGTAATCGAAGACGCAGCGAAGACGCTGGATGACAAATGGAAGCAGCAGAAAGCGTTGCAGAGGATGGCAGAGGCCGAGCAGGAACTTGGGCTGGACTACACGGAAGCGCGGGAGATGCGCGATGAGTAACTGCACTGGATGCCAGTCGAGCGGCGCCACGCCTCACACGCCGGAATGTCTGTTCGCCCATTTCCTCGCTTATACCGGCTATCACCAGATGTCATGGGCTACGCAGCAACTGCTCAAGACAGCATATGAGCATGGTATGCGGGAGGGCGCGAAGTTGCAGGCGAAGATCCAAGCGGACGAGGTTTTGTGGGTCCGGAACCAGTTGGCTAGAGGGGAGGCGAGATGAGCGCCGCTCTGTATCGAGAATTTCTGCTGCACACGCCGGGAGTCGGCCACAACCTAGTGGCTTTCCTGAAGGCTAATGCGCCGACCTTCGCAGACAAAGGTGAGCCTTTGCGGGTGATCGTGACCGCGGAGGAAAAGCAACGTAACGCGCAGCAGAACCGGTTCTACTTCGGCGGTGTGCTCAAGCAGATTGCCGAACAGGCATGGGTCGACGGCAACCAGTTCGACAAAGATGCGTGGCACGAGTATTTCGCGCGCAAGTACGGCGTTCTGGACGAACTGACGCTGCCAGGCGGAGAAATCGTCACGCGGCGCAAGTCGACGGCACAAATGAGCGTCGGAGAATTCGCAACGTATCTGGTACAGGTGCAAGCCTATGCGGCCGGCACGCTTGGAGTGGAGTTTGACGCATGACAGCCGCTACTGAACGCCTTCACATTGCCCGCGTAAAGGAAATGGACTGCGCAGTATGCGGCGCCCACGGCCCGAGCGACGCGCACCATATCCTAGCCGGCCGCACGCCTGGCAGAAAGAGTCCGGGATTCTGCGTGATCCCGCTCTGCAAAGACTGTCACCAAGGCTCATTCAACGGAATCCACGGCCAGCGCCGCATGTGGGATGTTGTAAAGGTAAGCGAATTGGACTGCCTTGCGGCGACGATAGAACGACTGTATGGAGGGAAACGATAATGGGCGTATTGGCACCTAACCTGAAACCGGGTACGCAGTTGTGGAACAACATGGTCGCGGATATGACTCCTGGTCAGTATCGGGAATTCATGGAGCGTTGGTATCCATCGGGCGACACGATCGACCTTCCGGCAGACGCGGTGCGAGAAATCAAGGAAGTTCCGAAACTAGAAGCGCCGAAAGGGGAATAAAAGTGCACGACGAAATCGACGACATCCTATATGACTGGTTCAAGTTCAGCCAGAGCTACCAGCCCGCGCTAGGCTACGGCCGCGCTGACTCTACATGCCGCGATTTCACCATCAGCCGCCAATGGATGGAATACGACGAGCTTTCCGAGATCGTCGATCACCAGCTCCGCGAAGGAATCGCCAAAGCGGTAGAGCCGCTGATATTCGAACTGACGCTACGCCAGCGCATGGCAATCCAAACGGCAATGCGCAATATGGACGCCGGCCGCACGGTCTGGACCAATCCGCGCTATCCGGAAACGCAGGAAAGGGACTATGCTGAGGCTAAGGAACTGCTCAGGCCGAAACTTTTCGCTAAAGGTCTCGTAAAGTCGCCTGTGACGCGCCAGGAAGCTTTGGCATGAACAAACGTCACTGGATGGCATACCAGGCGCAACGGCACCATGCAAAAGCGCGAGGCATAGGCTGGGAGATAACATTCGAGGAGTGGTTAGACTGGTGGGGCGAAGACATCGATCGGCGCGGCACCAGTCCTACCAGCCTTCAGATGCAACGAATTGCGGATGCTGGCCCATACAAGGTGGGGAACATAAAGAAGGGCGTTCCCAAGCAGAATTCTCAAACCGCGGCGATCGTGAGGCGAAACCGAATCGGAGCGGAAATGGCTCAGATCCGAGAGGAGCACAATGCTGCGCTCATGCTTGAAGAGTCAGGCGATAAGTTACGAGACATGCTAGACGAGGACGAGAAGGAACTTCACACGATGTTCTATTTCAAGTCATCCGCAAAGTATTTCGACCTAATGTCTTGACTGGCTAATTAGGATTTGCTATCGTCTGTTTCCAGGGGGCGACGCGCGCCCTAAAAAAAGCTCAACCCGATCCCCGTCTGGTTGGGCTTTTTGCTTTACGCCACCGGAATTCCCCGTTCCTGACTGATGGAAAGACATCCCTAACCCTTCCCTGCGATCTCCTCCCGCAGGTTTGGCCGCCAAGCGCGGCCATTTTTATTTGTGCGCCCATGATCGACACCATCACCAAGAAGCAAGTAGCGATCGTCTCGTTCGATCAAGACCTGAAGAACGCGAAGCTGCTGAATGATCTTGGTCACCCGTCGATGCGCGTAGTGACGTATCAGGTGACGCTCGATCCAACTCGCCTGTCGCCTGAAGGCCAGTTCCTGCGTTGCGGCCAGTGGAGTGACGGCAAAGGCGCCGGAGATGAACTGACCGGCTGGATTCTGCTGGACGATTTGACCATCGAGGAAGTGCTGGCCGAGGAAGATTCGGACGGGATTCTTCGCCCGTACGTAACCGAAAGCGCCGAGCGCGCAGCAGCTTAGGAGATTCACACATGACCACTCTCAGCAACCTGATGGGCGCAGGCGTTCCGCCTCTGCAAGCTCAGATGACCGTAGGCAAGGTCACGACCGGCCTTACGGGCGGTGGCACGTCCAGCCAGGCAAACGCAACGGCCATTCCGAGCGACGTTACGGTCTTCTCGACGGTCGCACTGAACTCGGGCGCACGTCTTCCGGCAACTGGCCCGACGAGCGGCCAGGCTGGTGACATCTACGTCGTCGCGAACTTCGGCGCAAACCCGCTGCTGGTCTATCCCGCAACGGGCGGCAACATCTCCAATGCTGGCGTCAATACCGCAGTGAGCATCCCAGTCAACAAGACCGCGGACTTCTACTGCTTGGGCGCCAACCTTTGGGCCGCGAGCATCGGGACCTGACATGAGTGACTCTGAACTCCGGCGCCTGAAGGCCAAATACCCGCTGCTCTCGGATCTTGAGATTCTCCGAAACAATGAAGAAGGCCGCGCGCTCGTTCAGAAACTTCGTGAACATCCGCTGGCATGTTATGACAGGATGATCTGACATGGACGCAACGGTCGCTCGCGCGCGTTTCTACTCAGACCTGAGAGATACGCTGCCTGTATCGCAAGAAGCCCGAGAATGGGCTATCCGGCACATACAGGAGCACGGCCATTACGACTCGCTAGACGATCTGCTGCAACAGGCGGAAAAGCTGGCTGCCAAGTATGTCCGACAGTAAAGAAGGGAAAGTTACTGGCCGAAAGCCGCCTCCCAATGCCGGTAAGGGGCGCCCGAAAGGCTCGCTGAACAAGTCGACCGTAGCCGTAAAGGAAGCGCTCGTTCAGGCATTCGAGGGAATCGGCGGCGTTGAGAGCCTGAAACTGTGGGCCGGAGAGAACCCGACCGCGTTCTATCAGCTTTGGGGGAAGATGCTTCCTCTCCAGGTCGCGGGCGACGAGCAGAATCCGCTCACAGTGGTTCAGAAGGTCATATTGGAGCCGCTAAGTGACGACCGTCAGGATAGCGCTTCCTCCTAAGCTAATCCCTGTCTTCAGCGGCAGGGCGGACATACGCGGGGCATACGGCGGACGGGGATCAGGCAAGACGCGATCCTTTGCCAAGATGGCAGCCGTCCGCGCTTATATGTGGGCGATGGAAGGGCGAGAGGGAATCGTCCTTTGCGCTCGGCAGTTCATGAACTCGCTCGATGACTCGTCGCTAGAGGAAGTGAAAGCGGCGATTCGGTCTGAGGCATGGCTGGAAGCGTTCTTCGATATAGGCGAGAAGTACATCCGGACGCGCAATGGCCGGGTGACGTTCAAGTTTGCCGGCTTGGATCGCAGCATTGATAGCGTGAAGTCGAAAGCGCGGATTCTGCTGTGTTGGGTAGACGAGGCTGAGCCAGTGACCAACCTGGCATGGTCGACGCTCATTCCGACGCTGCGGGAAGAGGACAGCGAGCTTTGGGTGACGTGGAACCCGAAGCGCAAGGGCAGTCCGACCGATGCGCGCTTCCGGCGCAATCCTGATCCGCTGTTCAAGATCGTCGAACTGAACTGGCGGGACAACCCGAAGTTTCCTTCTGTGCTGGAGCGTGCGCGGCAACGTGACCTGCGCGACCGGCCGGAAGAGTACGACCATATCTGGGAAGGCGCCTACGGCAATATCACCGGCTCGATCCTCGGTAAGTGGGTCAGCGCCGCGGAGCGTGAAGGCCGGATTGACGACGAGATTGTGTATGACCCAGTGGGCGCGCCGATTGAGATCAGCAGCGACTTGGGATTCAGAGACACGGCGTCTTGGTGGTATTGGCAGCGTCTGCCAGGCGGATTCAATCTGCTCAAGTACGAAGGCGATTCAGGGCTGGATGCTGAGGACTGGATTCCGCGCATACAGCAGAGCATCACCGATCTAGGCGCCAAGCTTGGAAAGATCTGGCTCCCGCACGACGCGCGGGCCAAGACGTTCCAAAGCAAGCACACCAGCATGGAGCGGTTTCTAGAGGCATTCGGCGGCGGCAAGGTCGAGGTCGTACCTCAGACAAAGAAGCTGGATCAGATCAGCGCAGCTCGCGCGGTCATCACCAAATGTGCATTCAACCGTACCCAATGCGAGGCCGGCTTAGACGGTCTAGGCGCGTGGGAATACGAGTGGAATGACGACACAGGCGTGTTCTCGAAAGAACCGCTACATAACTGGGCTTCACACCCTTCCGATGCGTTTGCATACGGTGCGCAGGTCATGAGTGAAGCCGAATACGTCGCTCCGGCGCGGGAACCGGACTGGCAGAACCTGCAAGTGCAGGAGACGCTAAACGACGTTTGGGAAGATCACATGCGGCACGTATCCAATCATCGGAGGCTGTAAATGTATCAAGGCTCGTTCACGGCGCAGGCTGCGACCATCTCTTATGCGGTGACGATCGCTGCCGGCGCTTCCGTCAAGCTTCCTGGCACGGGCAGCACGGTGCGAATCGTCAACGAAGGCCCGAACCACGCATATGTGTCGATCGGTCCCGGTACGCAGACGGCAACGCTGCCTTCGCCTTCAGCGCAGACGACGTGCACGCCTGTGCTGGCAGGTACGGATTCGACCTTTACGATTCCCAATACCATCCCCGGTTCGCCTTTGTCATTCAGTGCCATTTGCATTACGGGCACTGCCACGCTAGACATTCAGGTTGGCGAGGGGCAATAACATGTTGCGAGGAATTATTGGCGGTGGTGGCGGCGCAGGGACGCCGGGAGCAGACGGCAGAACCGTTCTGACGACAGCAGGCATCCCAAGCGCAGGAACGGGTAACAATGGCGACTATGCCTACGACCCGGCCGCGCAATTGATGTTCGGGCCGAAGGCTGGTGGCGTATGGCCCGATGGCGTGTCGATCAAAGGCACTGATGGCGCGGACGGTTCGGCTGTCAGTTTCAAAGGATGGAATATCACGACCGGTACGCCGTCGACGGCACTCGGCAACGTCGGTGAGGCTGCGGTCGATCCGACTACGGGGCTGGCGTGGATACCGAAGCAGGCGTCTAGCACGCCTACGCCGGACGGATTCTTCGGTATCAACACGCACATTGCCAGCACGTATGCGCCTACGAGTGGGGTTCCCACGCCGGCGCAGTATGTGGCAAAGATGCAGGATCTCGGCTGTCAGATCGTCCGCACGAACGTGAGCAACACGACTGCGGCGACGACCACGCTTCCGTACTTTCAGGCGTTCAAGGCTGCCGGCATCAAGACGATGGCAGTGCTCGATCAGGGCGTCCCGCTAGGCAGCAGCTACGCGACGAACAAGACGAACGGTCAGACATACGCGTCAGGTATCGCTACGATTCTGGCGGGCTATGTCGACTATTACGAAATGTCGAATGAAATCGACTTTGCGTGCCGGACTGATGGCGGTGGGGGCAGCGCGCGCACGACTGCGACCAATGGCGTAACTGGCGCAAAGATCGGAACGGGTATTGATGGATCGATCCCTGGCGACTACTCGATCACGTCGATCAATGCGCTGCGTGGCTGGATCACGGGTGGCTTGATTGGTATTCGTGCCGCTGATGCCGCGGCAAAGTGCAGTTACGCGTCAGGCGTGCCGTTCGCCTATGTCGTGCTGGACATGATGGTTAATGGCCGCGAACCGGCTCCTCCGGCTTCGCAGACTCCGACTGTCACGGTTGCTTCGGCAAACCCTGCGATCGTATTGGATTTCGCCACGTCGCATTGGTACTCGTCGATGGGGAACTGGGTTAATGCCGGCCCGTCTACGTACCTCGGCACGCTTCAGAATGTCCCGGCGCAAATGCGCTCCGTCTCGGGCAATCTGCCGATCCACGTAACTGAATGGGGCATGCTCGGGACGGATGCTAGCCAAGCGTCGTACATGACGAGCCAGTCTAATTTCTGGTTCACGAATCGGGCGACGTATGGCATTCAAGCCGTGATGATGTATGCGCTCTACCCGAATCCGGGTGATGGTGCAGCCGGCTCGCCTAACTACGGCATTATCCAGCTCGACGGCACGACGCTTAAGTCGGCCTATACGACGCTGAAGAATTACCACGTTGCGAACACGACGCCAGGCACGACAGCATGGCCCGGTACGCCGTTCCAATTGCCGAAACAGGGTGACGTTCCGTCTGCCTGCAATATTTACAGCACAGCCGCGAACATCACGGACATTCGCAACGGCACGAATAACCAGACGTTGCGTGTGTGGCAGACGATCGATGGCGGCCTAGCCAATGGCTCGTTTGGCGGGATGTGGTACGCAGGTGGACAGTTCCACTTCGGCACGGACAAGATCGGCACGGGATCGCCTCCTGGCACGCGCTACACGGTGAATGGTATTGACCTGCTGTCGTTTGGTGCTGGCAGCCTGTCGCCTGTTACCGATCAAGCCTACAACCTCGGGAACGCGGCTACTCGCTATCTGCGCGGGTACTTCTGGGGTTTGAACATGAAGATTGCACGGACCAGCACTAGCGGGACGACGATCGCGAACCCATCAGCGCCGGGCGCCACCGTATGGACGGGCGCAGGAGCAGGAACAATCACCGTGGAAGCGGCTCCCGAAGACGGCCAATTCCGGATCTTCACTAACTCCGCAACGGCCGCGGTGACCTTCACGGTCAACTACACCGGCCGCGGTGGCGCATCCACTGTCGTGCTCAACCAGGATCAAAGCTGCGTGTTGCAGTTCGATGGCACTGGCGCCTGTTGGAACAAGATTTCGGTCAGTTAATTACGAACTTCCGCTGAAAGACGGAAGTACCGGCGTAGGTATGGGCCAGCCTTCGCTAGAACGGTGGTTCTTATGTTCTCCCTTCTACGCAAACTCAAAAGGTTAATCATGGCACTTTTCAAAGCAATCGTTGAGATCGCATACGTCGAGACGCCTGTCCCGGCTGGCCAGACCGTGGGCGCGAGCTCGCAAGTGATGGTGACGCTCACCGGCCCCGCAGGCGTGGTGAATGCAGGCGTGCCGATCCCGAACGCGACGGCATCGCATGTGTTCGAGCATCTGACGGCCGGCGACTACAGCGTCGAAGTGAAACAGCTCGACGACGCCGGCAATCTGGTGGGCGTGGCGATCAATTTCCCGTTCACCGTGGTCGACAACGCTCCGCCCGCTACGTTCATGGCGCCGTCCGCCGTTACCGTTTCGGTTCAGCCTGAGTAAATAAATGGCACAGCAGACTCGTTCGCCCGAAGTTGAGCGGTATTTGGGCTATATCACGGCCTATGACAAGGCGTTCAATAAGTGGACGGACCGTACCACTAAGATCGTCAAGCGATACCGTGATGACGCAAAGGAATACACGTATGGCAACGAGTCTGCGCGCTTCAATATCCTGTGGGCCAATGTACAAACGTTGGTTCCAGCCACTTTCAGTCGTCTACCGCAGCCCGACGTATCGCGACGCTTCCGGGACAGCGATCCTGTCGGCCGTGTGGCAAGTCTGCTTCTTGAGCGCGCGCTTGAATTCGAAGTAAGGCATTACCCGGATTACCGGGAAGCGATGAAAAACAGCGTCATGGATCGCTTTCTAGGCGGGCGTGGCGTGTCATGGGTACGATATGAGCCAGTTACGAGCGTCCAAGAGCCTATCTCGCCGGATGATGAGGCTGGCGATGATCCTGCAGTTGTTGAGGGTGCGGGAGCAGATCAGATCTCGGAAGACGGACCGCTCGAACAAATAGACGACGAGACAGCACCTGTCGACTATGTGCATTGGCGCGACTTCGGCCATTCTGTGGCGCGCACCTGGGAAGAAGTGTCGTGCGTGTGGCGCAAGGTCTATTTGCCCTATGCCGATCTCTGCGAGCGCTTCGGAGAAGAAACGGCGCGGCGCATTCCGCTGGATGCGAGCAACCCGGCCGAAGGCTACGGCGAGTCGAAGATGCCGTCGAATGATGTCGGCATGGGTAAGCAAGCCTGCATCTACGAGATTTGGGACAAGACCACGCAAAAGGCTGTGTGGATCTCGAAGAACGTCGGCGTGCTGCTGGATGAGAAGCCCGATCCGCTCGGGCTGGAAGGCTTCTGGCCGTGCGCCAAGCCGCTCTATGGCACGATCACAAGCGACACGCTGGTTCCGGTTCCTGATTTCATCCAATACCAGGATCAAGCGAACGAGCTGGACACGATCAGCGACCGGATCGACGGGCTGATTAAGGCGCTCAAGGTCCGCGGAGTTTATAACGCTGAGTTCAAAGAATTGCAGCGCTTGTTCACGGAGACGGGCAATAACGATCTCGTTCCGGTCAAGAGCTTTGCATCATTCGCGGAGAAAGGCGGACTCAAGGGCGCGATGGATCTCGTCGACCTTGGCCCGATCGCCCAGGCTCTGCAGATCGCATTCGAAGCGCGCGAGAACGTCGTCCAGCAGATCTACGCACTGACCGGTATTGCCGACATCATGCGCGGCGAGACGGACGCGGCAGAGACGGCTACCGCGCAGGGCATCAAGGCCCGCTTCGGTGCGGTTCGTCTGCGGACCACGCAGGAAGACGTTGCGATCTACGCGACCGAACTGCTTCGCCTGAAAGCGCAGGTCATCTGCGGCAAGTTCAGCGATCAGACGATTCTCCAAATGGCGTCCGCCGAGCAGCTGCAGCCTTCGGATCAGCAACTGATTCCGCAGGCGTTGCAGATGCTGCGCAACAACGTGATGCGCTCGTTCCGTATCGAAGTCGACGCGGATTCGCTGGTACAGATCGATGAAGACGCTCAGAAGAAAGATCGCGTGGAGTTCCTGACGACCGTCAGCGGCTTCCTGCAATCGGCCATCCCCGCGGCGACGCAGAACCCGGAACTGGCTCCCGTGCTGGTCGAGATGCTCAAGTTCGGCGTATCGGCGTTCAAGGCCGGCAAGACGCTGGAAGGGATGCTGGATAACGCGATGGAAGCGCTCCAGAAGCAGATCCAAGCGCAGGAAGGCCAGCCGAAGCCGCCTCCGATCGAAATCCAGAAGGTTCAGGCCGAGTCGCAAGCGCGCATCCAAGAGAAGCAGGCCGGCGCGCAGATGGATATGCAGATGGAACAGCATCGCACGCAGCTCGAATCCGCCAAGCTCCAGCAGGAAGGCCAGATAGAGATGCTGAAGGCCCATCTAGAGCAGCAGACGGCCGAAGCCGAGCAGCGCTACCAGGCGCAGCAAGCGGCCCAAGAGACGGCAATGGAAATGCAGCGCGACGAGCTTGAACGTCAGAGCCAAGAGCGTTTGGCACAGATGCAAGCCATGCTCGAAGCCGACAAGGCCGAGCGCGATCGACAGTTCCAGATGCTGATTGCTGCGATGAACAATCAAGTCAAGCTCGAAGTAGCCGAAATCGGCGCACAAACCACTCTCGAAGCGTCGCAGATCAGCGCGGCCAAGTCGGGTTCCGAAGAATAACCCATGCCTATCTACGCAACGAAATGCCAGTCCTGCGGCAGGGACGATGCTGTCTATCGCTCCGTTGCAGAGCGCGATAAGGACATCCCTGCATGTGAGTGCGGCGGCGCAGTGCAGCGCGTCGTCAGCGCTCCCTATGTGGCTGCGGACATGTCCCCGTACCGCTCGATGATTACCGGCGAAATGATCACTTCCCGGTCGCATCATCGCGCGCACCTGAAGGCGCACAACTGCATCGAGATCGGCAATGAAACGAAGTACCTGAAGCCAAAAGAAAAGATCGACCTTGCGCCCGAGTCGAAGAAGGCGCGCAAGCAAAAGATCATCGACCAAGTGAACGCGCTTAAATAAGCCACGGAGAAATCATGGGAACCCGCAGAGAAGATCTAGCCGAAGCGCTCGAAGCGATCGACGAGCACGTTGGCGACACGCCGGAAGCAGTGCATGAAGTTGTCGTGGACGCGCCGAGCGTCGAGAACATCAGCGCAGAACCGGTCGAGAACGAAGGACGAGCACGGGACGAATCGGGCCGCTTTGCCCCGAAAGCGCCCGCTGCGCCGTCTGCTGAGGCTGTGGCAGGCGTCGAGACGCAGCCGGTCACGTTGGAGCGTCCTGAGCCGCCGAAGTCATGGAAGGCCGAGCAGCGCGCCCATTGGGACAAGCTTGACCCGGAAGTCGCGAAGTACATCCACCAGCGCGAGCAGGAAAGCCAGCGCGGGTTCGATGAATACCGATCGAAGGTCGAGCCGATCGTCCAGCAGATCCAGCCGCATATCGACGAGCTGCGCCAACAGGGCGTTCAGCCGGAAGTCGTAGTGCGCGACCTGCTCTATACGCGAAAGCTGCTGGCGACCGGCGACGAAGCGACGAAGCTGCAAACGCTGGTGAATGTGGCGCACGCCGTGGGAATCCCGCTGCAACAGATGCTTCAGCAGAGCGCGGCGCTCCCGCAGCACATGCAGCAGCACATCGATCCGCAAGTGATGGCAGCGCAACAGCGCGCGCGTGATCTGGAAAACCAGATGGCGCAGCACCAACAGAGCCAGCACGCACAGATGCAAGCGGCTGCGGTGGCTGAAGTCGAAAACTTCAAGTCTTCGCATCCGTATGTAGACCAATTGGGGCCGCAGATGCAGCAACTGCTACAAGCAGGGCTGGCTACGGATCTTGATAGCGCCTATTCGAAGGCGCTCCGCTTGAACGACGAACTTTTCCAGAAGAGCCAAGCGACACAACGCGAAGCCGCTGAAAAGCAACGTCGTATCGACGCGGATAAGGCGGCGAAAGCTGCCAAAGCGAACGCAGTCAGCACGCGAACGACCACACCCGGTCAAGTAGCTGCCGCGACGAGTGGCGCAGCGAAAGGTAGGCGAGCGGCTCTCGAAGATTCATTCGAGCAGATGACAGCAAGCCGAATTTGATCAAACTGAAAGGAGCTACAAATGGCTTTTGCCAATAGCGCAATTTCGGACATCATCGCGACCACGATTCAAAGTCGTAGTGGCGAACTGGCCGACAACGTAACAAACAACAATGCACTGCTCATGGTCTTGCGCGAGCGGGGCAACGTGCGCCCGTTCGGCGGTGGTAACGTGATTTTGGAAGAAATCATGTACACCGACTCGACGACGACCAACGTCAACTCGTATTCGGGTTATGAAGTGCTGAACATCAGCCCGAATAGCCCGATCTCGGCTGCTCAGTTCAGCATCCAGCAGTACGCGGCGGCCGTGACCATCTCGGGTCTGGAAATGCTCCAGAACTCGTCGAAGGAAGCGATCATCGATCTGCTCGATTCGCGCATGGACATTGCCGAGTCTCAACTGATCAACCGTATCGCAGCGGACATCTATCTCGACGGTACGGGCAACTCGGGCAAGAACATCACCGGTCTGGCCGCGGCTATCCCGGATGCGCCTGGCTCGGGTACGTATGGCGGTATCTCGCGCTCGGCGTTCCCGTTCTGGCAATCGCAGGTGTTCTCGGGCGTGACCAACGGTGGCGCGGCTGTGTCGGCAGCGAACATCCAGAACTACATGACGCAGCTGTCGCTCAAGGCGGTTCGCGGTCGTGATCGTATGGACCTGTTCGTCGCGGACAACAACTACTACTCGATGTACATCGCATCGATGCAGGCTCAGCAGCGCGTCATGAGCGACGGCAACACGAAGCTCGCGGGCGCCGGCTTCCCGGCCGTGAAGTTTTACGGCGGCGGCATGGCGGCTGACGTGGTGTTGGACGGCGGTATCGGCAGCAATGCCACGGCCAATCACATGTGGGGCCTCAATACGAAGTACATCAGCTTCCGTCCGCACCGTGACCGTAACTTCGTGCCGATCGGTGGCGAGCGTCAAGCGGTCAACCAAGATGCGGTTACAAAGCTGATCGGTTGGGCCGGCAACATGACCTCGCGCGGCCCGCAGTTCAGCGGCGTCCTCATCGCCTAAAGGAGCGAACATGCCCGTCTATTCAGTCACTCCTCAGATCGGTTTCGATCTGGTCAACACGATCTTGGCAACCGACATTGCGTCGGGCGCCCGTACCGTGCCTGTCAACCTTGGCGAGCAAGTGTGGGGCAGCGACGGCAAGCGTTATGTCTTCGCCAAAGCCAACGGCTCGATCACCGCATCCACCGCTGTGTGCACGGTCACGCCGGCAACGTTCCTCGCGACGAACTCGGGTGGTGCGTACACGTCGCCGGCTACCAACATGGTGACCGGCGATTACGGCTGGTTCTCGGCTGCGTCGGTCTAAAACAGCTTTTCTCCCGTGGGTCTTGGGGCGTCGATTCTGGCGCCCCTTTTTTCACGGGACACCTTACCCATAACAGGAGAAAAGAATGTATCAAGCACTGGAAAGTGACACGCAGAACCCGAAGGCCGGACTGTATGTCGAGTTCTTCCCCGGCAAGCGTTACAACGAATTCCGCAGCAAAGAAACGGGCAAGCCCGAGTTCGATCTGGTCCCGATGATCAAGAAGTGCAATCCGGGCGATCCGACGAACATCATCGAACGGCCGGCACGCGACGACGACAAGGATGAATGGCCCGGACAGTGGGCAGCATACGAGCGCCGCACGTCCTACCGTCCTGAATCGGGTACGCCGGTTGAAGACTGGCCGCGTCTCGATGTCGCGACGGTCGCCAAGCTGAAAGCGCTTGAATTCCACACGGTCGAGCAGCTGGCCGAATGCTCGGACCAGCAATGCCAACGAATCGGCATGGGCTGCTACGAGCTGCGCACGAAGGCAGCGGCATACATCGCAGCGGCGAAAGACTCGTCGCTCGCGCAGAAGCAAGCCGAAGACCTGCTGCTCCGCGCTCAGGAGATCGAAGACCTGAAGGCGACGGTTCTGCGCCTCGGCTCGCAGTTGGAAGCAATGCAAGCGTTGGACCCCGAAAAGCGCGGCCCCGGCCGCCCGCGTAAAGAGGCGTAAAACATGGCAACGATGCTCGAACTCGTCCAGCAGGCTACCGGAGAATTGGGGCTTGCTGTGCCGTTTTCAGTCGCGGGCAATACCGCACAGGATACGGTGCAGCAACTCGCCCTTTTGAATGCGGTTGGCTACGAACTGCTGCGCGAACCTGCTTTCAACTGGCAGGCACTGACGACCGAGTATCGTTTTACCAGCCAGTGGACGATTCAGACGGGCAACGTCACGAACGGATCGGCTGTCATCACGGGCATCCCGTCGACGGCTTCTATCGTGGCTGGTACGTACATGGTGACCGGCAGCGGTATCAACCAAGATACCTACGTCCAGTCGGTCGATTCGCCCAATCAGATCACGATGAGCCAGCCGGCGACGGCAAGCGGAACGGCCGTTTCGCTGACGTTCGCGCAGACGAAATATGCCTTCCCGGCCGACTATCAGCGCATCGTCGACCGCACGCAATGGGACAAGTCGAAGCATTGGGAAATGCTCGGGCCGGAAAGCCCGCAGCAATGGCAATGGCTGAAGTCGGGCTACATCGCGACCGGTCCGCGCATTCGTTGGCGTATTCTCGGCAATACGTTCCAGATCTGGCCGGGTGTGAGCACTAGCGAATATCTCGGCTTCGAATACGTCTCGAAATATTGGGTTTCGGATGTATCCGGCACGCGCAAGGGCAGCTTTACGGCCGATAACGATACATGCCTGTTCGACGATCGTCTGATGGTCGCGGGGCTAAAGCTCAAGTATTGGGCTATCAAGGGCTTCGAAACGCAGATGCTGCAAGACGAGTACGACGAGATCCTTTCGTCGGTCAAGGGCGAAGAACAGGGATCTCCGATTCTGTCTCTCGCGCCGCGACTGTCTAGCTACCTGCTTGGACCTGAGAACGTGCCTGACAGCGGCTATGGAGTCGCGCAACCGTGACGAACATTACCGGTATCGCAGCAGCGGCTCAGCGGAAACGCCGGCAAGCCCAAGGGCAGCGCTCGACTACTGCCAATCTTCCCGCGCCAATTGGCGGTTGGAATGCGCGTGATTCGCTCGCGCAGATGGCGCCCGAAGACGCGGTGACGCTCACGAACTGGTTTCCGACGACATCCGATGTGATGGCGCGGCAGGGCTATACGAAGTGGGCAACTGGCCTTCCCGGTCAGGTCAACACCGTCATGCCGTACAACTCGGCGTCGGGCGTCAACAAGCTCTTCGCTGCGTCCGGCTCGTCGATCTATGACGTGAGCAACAGCGGGGCTGTGGGCGCTCCTGTCGTGGCTGGCTTGACCAACGACAAATGGTCCTACACGAACTTCGCAACGCTGGCCGGCGCCTTCCTCGGGATCGTCAACGGCACGGACGGATACTTCGTCTACAACGGCAGCACCTGGCAGTCGATCACTAGTGGCAGTGGTCAGGTCATCACCAGCATTACGAATGCCGGCACGACAGCCACGCTCACGACCGCGGCGCCGCATGGTCTTATCACCGGCAATAGCGTGTCGATCAGCGGCGCGACGCCTTCCGCCTATAACGGGACGTTCACCATCACTGTAACGGGCGCGAACACCTTTACTTACGTGATGGCGTCCAATCCGGGCGGCAACGCGACGGTCGTCGGCTCCTACACACTCTCGACGAATATCTCGGGCGTCAACCCGAACACGTTTTCGTTCATCATCCTGTTTGCGAGCCGTCTCTGGTTCATCCAAAAGAACAGCCTCAAGGCGTGGTATCTGCCTGTAGGCCAGTTCGGCGGCACGGCTCAGTTTCTCGATCTCAGCCCGATATGCCGGCGCGGCGGATCGCTGGTGTCGATGGGCGTCCTGACGATGGACGGCGGCTACGGTGTGCAGGATCAGCTTTGCTTCGTGACGAGCGAAGGTGAAGTCGTGATCTATCAGGGCACGGACCCATCGCAGGCCAGCACGTTCGCGCTAGTCGGCGTCTACCAGCTCGGCTCTCCGATGGGTTTCCGGTCGTTCATGAAGTACGGCGGCGACCTGCTCTACATCGGAAAAGATGGTCTCGGGCCGATCTCTCAACTGCTCGCATCAACGCGCGTCAACACGCAAATCAACCTGACCGGCAAGATTCAAGGCGCCATTTCGCAGGCGACGAGTCTTTATCCGAACAATTACGGCTGGTGCATGGTGCTGTATCCGCTCCAGAACATGGTGATTCTCAATGTTCCGGTAGCGACGGGCCTTCAGCAGCAATACGTGATGAACACCATTACGGGCGCGTGGTGCAATTTCACCGGGTGGACGGCGAACCACTGGGAACGCTTCAACGATCAGATTTTCTTCGGCTCGAATGGCTACGTTGGTCTGGCGTGGAATGGTTTCAGCGACGACAGCAACAACATCAACGCATTGGCGCAGCAGGCGTTCAATGAGTTCGGAACTCCGCTTCAGAAGCGCTTCACGATGATGCGCCCGATTCTCTGGACGAACGGCTCGCCGGCACTCGCCGCAGGCATCAATACCGATTACGACCAGAACGTCCCTCAGTCGACGCTTAACTATCTGCCGCTCAGCTTCGGACTATGGGATACCGGAATATGGGACTCCGCAATGTGGGGAGGAAATCTGCAAATCGCGAAGGCATGGCAAGGCGTGACCGGCGTTGGCATGACTGGCTCGCCAACGCTCAAGGCTGCCATCAATGGCACAGAAACGCATTGGGCGGCCTCTGACATCGTATTCGAAACTGGCTGGACAGTATGAAGCGCATCGTTTGGGATCAAGCGGAGCGCGTTATGCGCTTCGTGGCTGAACGCGTCGGTGAGCCTGAATTTCACGGCTATTCGGCCATCGGGCTAGAGCGCGACGGGGAACTCGTTGCCGGCGTGGTTTATGAGCAGCACACCGGACCGAACGTAATGATGCATGTCGCTTCGGACGGTTCGCGTTACTGGATGACGCCGGCCTATATGGCCGCGTGCTTTCGGTATCCGTTCCTTCAGCTCGAAGTGAATCGCGTTACAGGTCTGGTTCGATCGGATAACGCGGACGCGCAACGATTCGATGAAGCGCTTGGGTTCAAGCCGGAAGGCGTATTACGCGAAGCCGCATCAGACGGCGCAGACATGATTCTCTACGGGATGCTCAAACGGGAATGCCGCTATCTCGACGGCAAATATTACGACGCGCTCCTTAAGGGACTGAAATGAGCATCTTCAAGCTGTTTAAATACCTTCTCATCGACCAGTTCATGCTTTGGGGCGGTGGCGGAAAGGGCGGCTCTGCGCCGTCCGCTCCAGACCCTAACGTCGTTGCCGCGGCTACCACGAAGACGAATACGGATACGGCCGCCTTCAACAAGGCGCTCAATCTCAACAACTATTCGAACCCGTTCGGCTCGCAGCAAACCACGCAGACCGGGACCGATCCCAATACGGGCGCTCCGATCTATAACACGAGCGTATCGGCCAATCCGCAGCTTCAGGGAGCGCTGAGCTCGCTGCTCGGGCAGGCCGGCAATAGCGGATCGGTGAATCAGTCCGCCATGAATGGGCTTTCTAATCTGTCCGGCTACCTGGCGCAGAATGGCGGATTGGCGCAGCAAGTCGGCCGAAACTATCAGGATCTGAGCGGCGGCGCACTCGGCCTTAACTCGCAATACCAGAATCTCTCGAATTCCCTCGGCGGTCTGAACAACGGCTATCAGAATCTGATGGGAAGCGTTGGTCAGGTGTCGAAAGACTACGGCAACCTGAACAATCAGTATGCAAGCCTCGCCGGCCAGCTTGACCAAGGGCAAGCCAAGCAGGCGCAGCAGCAGGGGCAGGACGCGGCATACAAGGCGCAGACTCAGTATCTCGATCCGCAGTTCTCGCAGCAGAATGAATCGCTCAGCGCGCAGTTGGCGAACCAAGGGCTAACGCCGGGTTCGGAAGCGTACAACAACGCCATGACGAACTTCAACAACACGAAGCAGCAGGCGTACAGCAACGCGCAAAATCAGTCGATCATGACCGGCTCGCAAATCGGCGCGCAGAACCTTCAGAATCAAATCGCCGGAATCAATACGCAATCCGGCTTGCTTGGTGCGCAAGGTCAGAACCTCAGCGCGCAATCGGGACTGATCGGCCAGAATGCCGGACTGCTCGGAAATCAGGCGAATACCTATGGCCAGCAAGCCAATATGCTGAACGGTCAAGCGGGGCTGTACGGCTTGGCCGGCACGCTGAATCAAGGTCAGCTTGGAGCGATCGGTACCGATCTCAACTCGATCAATCAGCGCTCTAGTCTGTATGGCCAGCAAGTCGGCATCGGCCAGACGCCATATTCGAATCTGAGTTCGATCGCCAGCATGATTCCCGGATACTCCGGCACGGGCCAAGCTTCGGCCAATCCGGCAGATATTGCCGGCCTTTACAACAACCAGTATCAATCGCAACTCGCGAACTACAACGCGCAACAACAGAGCTCTAACAACACTATGAGCGGGCTATTCGGCCTTGGTTCGGCCGGTATTATGGGTCTCGCACTGTCTGATCGACGGGCCAAACGGGCCATCAAGCGCGTTTCGACATGGGTGAATGGATTGGGCGTGTACACCTATCGTTATATGTGGGAACCGAAACACATTCGCCATCTCGGATTCATGGCTGACGAAGTGAAGAAACTCGCTCCGTTTGCCGTGGTGCGTGGTGCTGACGGCTTTGACCGTGTGAATTATCAATTGGCAGGGAGCGCGCGATGAACTGGGGCGGATTGATAGGCGGTTTAGCTGGTGGGCTTGGCGGTATGGCGCTTACCGGAAGCGGCGTTGGCACTGCGGCCGGCGCAGCTTTAGGCGGCGGATTAGGCGCTGGCGTCAGCGGCGGCAATGTGGGTCAAGGAATTGCTCAAGGCGGCGGCATGACGGTTCCAATGCTGCTCGCAATGGCAAAGCAAGGCCAACAGCCACAGTCAGGCGGCCAAGCCGGATTCTCGATGCCTCAGCAGCCAATGCAACCTGTCCAATATGGAGCGCCGTCTCCGTCATATCAAAACGCGCTGGCACAAGCGCTAGCTCAATACCAGAGGTAAGACATGGCCGGTCCTACTAGCGGAATGACGATTCTCCCTCAGTTTCAGGGAGACGCCTACACGCTTCAGAACAAGCAAGCTCTTGCTCAAGCTCTGATGCAACAATCCTTCCAGCCGCAGAATACGCAGGCGGTCGGGTCTGGACAATACACGGTCGTTCCGAAATATAGTCCTCTCGGCGGTATGGCCCAACTGGGTCAGGCGCTCATGGCTGCTCGGATGCAGAACGATGTCTCGCAGGGGTATAACCAACTCGGACAAAACCAATGGGCGGCGCTTACTGGTTCGCCCGCTTCGTCAGGTGTCGGTGGGGCGTCTGACGGTTCGTCTGGATCTAGCTCGACTCCGCAGGCACTTGCCGGCGCGCTAGGCGGCAGCGGATCATCTGCGCAACCTGCTCCGCAGCAGCAAGGCGGCTTGCTATCGCCTGGCGGTCCGCTGAATCCGAATGGTGTTCCGGTACAGGGTCTAGCTACAGCATGGATGAGCGGACCAGAAGGACAGAGGGAAGTCATCAAGCAAGCGATGGCTGGATATGCGCCGACCGCTGCGACTCTTGCGGCTCGTCAGGGCGGATTTGATCCGGCGCAGGCGAACCAACGTCAATTCCAGAAGGATAGCTATGTCGCGCCGATCACCGGCACCGGCATTATGCGCAATCCGTTCACTCAGCAGCCGGTCGCGTTCAATCCGGAAATCCCGGCCGGTGCTCAGCCGCTTTTCGATGCATCTGGCAACGTCGCCAAGGTGCAGCCGATCCAAGGCGCGCAGGGCGTCATGCAGGGCAATGCCGCGGCAAGTGCTGCTGGTGGTGCTCAGTTCAAGCCGGTTCAAGTGTACAACCCGCAAACGCAGCAAATGGAGTTCTCGAACGAAGCTCAAGTCACGAATCCGACTGCCCCCGCGGGGATTCGCAACAACAACCCCGGCGCGATGATGCCTGGCGGCAAGCTTGCGCAATATCCTGACATGCAAACGGGGCTTGCAGCGCTTGACGGGAATCTCGCGAGCTACGGCAAGCAAGGCGTCAACACGATTTCCGGCGTGATCTCGAAATGGGCGCCTCCTAACGAGAACGACACGCAGGCGTATATCAAGGATGTCTCGCAACGCCTCGGCATCCCGCCGAATCAGAAAATCGACCTGACCAATCCGCTTCAACGCCAGGCGCTGTCGACGGCAATCGCTCTGCATGAGAACGGCCCGTCTGGCGTGTTCGGCGGTGGTCAGGCTTCGTCCGGTCGACCGGCTGCGAGCGCTCCGATGGGCGCACAGGTCAATGCTGAAAAGGGCGCTGGAAATCTTCAGGACGAGCTGTCGAAGAAATGGACCGGACTGAGCGCGGCTAACTCAGAAGCGCAGAACACGACCTCATACCTGCAAAGCATCAAGGATCTGTCGTCGAAAGCAGCGACGGGCCAACAAGCCGACCGAATCAACTATGTCAACGGCCTGCTATCACTCGCCGGCAGCGAGAAGGCAACCGATGCAGTTACCGCAAATAATCTGCTCGACAAGTATTCGAATCAGATCGTTTCGCGTCTCAGCGCAAATGGCATGGGAACGGACTCGGCTCGTTCGATCCTGCAATCGGCCTATCCGAACGCGCACATGACGCCACAAGCGATCAACGAAGCTGCTGACAACCTGATTGGCGCGCAACAGATGACGCAGGCTAAGGCGAAGCTTCTCGCGCCACTGGCGAACGCTCGTAACGCGACGGAGTACAACAACACCGAACTAAAGTTCGATCAGGCCGCAGATCCTCGGATCTTCCAATATGCCGGTATGCAAGATCCGGCGCAGCGTCAGGCGTTCGCGCAGAAGCTGATTAAGCAAGATCCCAAGATCGTGCAGAAGATCAAAACCCTTGAATCGATGGGAGCGTTCTAAATGGCAAGCCTGGCGGATCAGTTCGCGGCCGACGCTGGGCCGGCGCAGCCGCAATCGTCGCTAGCGGCTCAGTTCGTCGCTGATGCACGATCGTCTGCGCCCGCGGCAGCGCCTTCTAAGGCGGCCGAGCCGTCGATGTGGGATCAGTTCGGCCGTCAACTCGGGCTTACTGCGCGGGCTGGCATTACCGGAGTAACAGCGCTTCCCGCAATGGCTGGTGACGCGTTAAATGCAGGCGTCAATAAGGTATTCGGTACGAATCTCGCCCCTGTATCGGCAACGATCCAAGCGCTTGAAGACCGGGCAGGACTTCCGCAACCTGCAAACGCACGCGAGCGGATCGTCCAAGACGCGGCGAGCGCGATGGCCGGTGCTACGCCTAGCATGGCGGCCGGCAAGGTTCTCGCTGGTGCTGCCTCGCCTACGGCACAAGCGCTCGGATCTGCTCTGCAAGCCGCTCCCGGAATGCAATTGCTAGGTTCTGCAGGCTCTGGTGCTGGTTCCAGCGGTGCGCGAGAACTCGGCCTTGGTCCTGGATGGCAGATTGCCGGTGGAATATTGGGCGGTACTGGTGGCGTCTTGGCTGGATCTGCTGCTACATCAGGCGCCCGCGCGCTCGCAAATGCGCTCGGACCGGCAGAACGTCTCACTCCGCAAGCAGCCGCGGCACGGGCGGATTCTGGTGTCGATCAGGCTGTACGCGAACTTGGTCCGCAAGCGCAGCAGACGTTCCAACCGCTTCAGCAGATGCCTCAACCGGTTCCGGTCAGTGCTGGTCCAATCGTCGGACCTCCTGCGCCCGCTCCGGTTCGTGGCTCTCCGTCCACCTTCCAGCCGATCAAGCAGCAAGTCGCGCAAGCTATCGAACAGACGCCGAGCGTCGACCCGGCAGCAGCCATGCGCGCACAGGACTTCCGCAATCTCGGCATGCAACCGACGCTAGGCCAGATTTCGCGCGATCCGAATCAATTCGCACAGGAACTGAATATTCGCGGTGTTTCAGGCGTCGGAAGCCCGCTAGCTACCCGCTTCAACCAGCAGAATACACAGCTTCAGACGGCGCTTAACGGCCTCGCCGGAAATGCGGCCGACACGTACCAGGCAGGAACCGCGCTAAAGGGTTCGCTCAAATCGATTGACGATGAAATGGCGAAGCAGGTAAGCGGCGCCTATCAGGCGGCTCGCCAGTCCAGCGGAAAGAATCTCGATGTACCTTTGACCGGGCTTGCGCAGGATTATGCTCAGGTCTTGAACGACTTTGGCGATAAGGTTCCGAGCGGTGTGCGGAACAACTTCAACCAGCTCGGGCTGATGGGTGGCACTCAGCAGAAGACGTTTTCGATTGAGAACGCGGAAAATCTGCTGAAGGTGATTAACTCGAATTCGAGCAACGACCCGGCCACTAATGCGGCGCTCGCTCAATTGCGGAACAGCGTGAAGAACGCGATTCTGACGGCTGATGACAAAGGTGGCGTCTATGCGCAGGCTCGTCAACTGGCTGCGCAACGGTTCGCTCTGCACGAGCAGATCCCCGCTCTTGAAGCGTCGGCGAACGGAAGCATCAATCCGGACGACTTTGTTCGCAAGTTCATCGTCGGTGGGAAAACGGATCAAGTTAGCGCGCTCGCTGGCCTTCTGAAATCTCATGCGCCGGACGCATTCACGGAGGCGCGCAATCAAATTGGCGCGCAACTGGCGCTCAAGGGTTTCGGCCAGAACGTAGCAGGGGATGCGCCATTTAAGCCTGCCGGGTTCGCTCAACAGATGCAGGCGTTTGGCCCGCAAAAGCTTGGTGCTTTCTACTCGCCTTCAGAGCTTGAGCAATTGAACACGATCGGTCGCGTCGGTTCATACATGAACCAGTTCCCATCGTCTGCGCCGGTCAACACGTCTAACACGGCCGCGGCGCTCGGAACGCTGGTCGGCGCCGGGATTAAAAAGATTCCGGTCGTCGGCGGCCTCGTTGATAACGTCCAAAATCGGATGTTCGTCAGCAAGGCACTCGCGGCAGAGTTGAAGAACGCGTCAAAATCCTCGCCACCTGTTGATCCGCGCCTCTTGGCTGATGCGCTGTCTAAGTTCGTGCCTCCGGCGAAGTGAAGCGGCGATGTTAGCGAAGCATTGGTAAAGCACGACTGAAAGGATTCCGCCTAGCGCGATGAATCCAAGCTGGATATTCATATTTACTCCCTTAAGGTGACACGATGCCGTTCAATGGCGCAGGAACGTTTAGCCTCGTCGCAGGCAATCCGGTTGTTACCGGAACTGTTATCAGTTCGACCGTCCAAAATAACACGATGTCGGACATCGCCAACAATGGGCTGTCCAATTGCTTGACCAAGGACGGTCAGCAGACGCCGACGAACAATATCCCGATGGGCGGCTTCAGGATTACCGGTCTTGGCGATGCTGTCAATGCGACCGATGCCGTCAATGCGCGCCAGATTCAAACAGGGGCATTCAATACGCTGTCGGTCGTCACCGGAACCGATACGATTACGGGCGTCACGTCGCCATCGTTCGGCTCGTATGCGCCAGGACAGCGCTTCCAGTTCCTCTCGGCCGGCGCCAACACGACGAACAGCGTAACGCTCAACATCAATAGCCTCGGTGCGAAGAACGTTCTCAAGAGCGGCGCTACTCCGATCGTTCCTGGCGACATTGCGACCGGGCAAATGGTTACGGTCGTATATGACGGCACGCAGTTCGAACTCGTCTCGCCGGCCTCGATCCCGAATCACGGAAATTGCCGCGTCAATGTCACGGGCGCAACGACGATTCAGATGGTGCCGTACAACGGCAATAGCCTGATCATCAATGGCGCTGTCGCTCAGATCCCGAGCGCGGGTGTGACGTACACGATCAGCGGGCTTGCTGCCACCACGCTATACCGAATCTACGCCTTCATGAATGCCGGCGTCATGACGTTGGAAGCATCCACGACAGGACATGTTACCGGATCGAATGGCGTCGAAGTCAAGTCGGGCGATCCTACGCGCACACTCGTTGCGTTGGCATACACGAATGCCAGTGTTCAGTTCGTAGATGGCCTGACAACGCGCACGTTCCTAAACTGGTTCAATCGGAAGGTAAAGCCGATCAACGTCGCGCAAGCTAGTAATTCGACATCATCGACCAGCCTTATCCAAATCAGCACCACATTCAACTTTCTGACATGGGGTGACGAGGGTTTCAACATCACATCGAATGGATATATGTCGAATACTACAGGCGGCCCGACCGTATTCAATCGAACAAACTTGTTTGTAAATGGAGCATCGTTTGGGAATGATTCCATCGCTTCGTTCACTTCAAACAACACCAACTATCCGTTATCTAACAATGCGTCTGCGATCATTGCGGAAGGATTGAACACTTTCGCTCTAGTCGCACTCGTCAACTCGGGCAACGGTACATTCAACTATGCCTTCAATGGCTTCGTGGTGGGGTAAGCATGGAAAACAAACCGATTGGCCCATCGTTTTATGATGAACTCGTTGTGGCAAAATTGGCCGGCCTTCCGTTCGCATGGTCGGCAGACGGTCAATTTACCTTTTCAGATGACATGAATCCAGAACAGATCGCAGCCGTTCAGGCTGTGTACGAAGCGCACGATCCGACAGTGCAATCCATCTCCGAACTAGAACAAAAGCGGACTCTGCTGATGTCGGAAGCTCAAGGCGCGACGGTTGGAATGGCGGACGCCTATATCGCTCAGTTGCTCACCGCAGCTGACGTGCAGAAGTTCAGGGACTGGGCCGCGTACAAACTCGCCCTCTCTCAACTCGATTTCACGCAGAAGCCGATCATCTGGCCGGCTATTCCAACCGGGACTTAAAAGGAGTTCCGACCACACAGAGGCTGCCAAAGAGCGGCCTTTTTTTTCGGGGCTAGGAATGCCATTACACGAAGAAATAGCAGCGGCGATTCACGCCCTATCCGCCGACATGGACCAGCGGCACTCCGAGAACGTCACACAACAACTTGTGACGGATCGCAAAGTTGACGAGGTTATACGCAGAGTGGACGACTTACACAACGCATTTCCAGGCGGTGACTGGAACGCGCATCGCAAGGCGCATGAGGCGATGATTGCTCGGCATGAGGCTAAGGCCCGGTTCTATGAAGAACTCCGCGTAGACCTCGCACAAAAGGGGTTATGGGCGCTCATTGTCGGGTTGGCTACGGCCATTTGGTATTTCTTCAAAACCAAGGTGAACACGTGACACTTTCCCCGAACTGGCGAACTACCTATAAACGATATTCGGTGATTGCTTTGGCGGCAAGTACGTTTCTACAAGTAGTGTGGGGCGTCGTACAGAATCCCCCCATGTGGGCGGTTCTGGTTGTCAATGGCCTTATCGGTGGACTCGGGCTTATCGGCTCGTATCTGGCTCAACCTGAAGTGATCGGCGGAACTGATGCCAGCGCTACAGAATAGGCCAGGTAAGAAGTCACTAGCTGCGCTTATCGGAACGACGGCCGCCGCGGTTCTGGTTTCCGTAACGTCGTCGCAGGAAGGCGTATCGCTTCGTCCATACGATGACCGACTCGCCGGAAATCTGCAAACCGTCTGCTTTGGCGAAACCAACGTCGAGATGCGCGACTACTCTTTGTCCGAATGCAAAGAGATGCTGGCGGATAGCCTGGCGGGCTACGCTCAAGCCGTCCGCGACTCGACGCCGGGATTTGACAGCCTGACAGACGGCCAGAAGGTTGCCGTGATCGATCTCGCATACAACACGGGACTTGCGAACTACAAAGGTTCCACGCTCCGGACGATGTATATCCAGAAACGATTCCCTGAAGCATGCGAGCAATTCGCACGCTGGCGCTTTGTGCGCGGGAAGGATTGCGCCATTGCTGCGAATAAGTGCTCCGGGATCTGGAAGCGTCGACAACTTGAACGAGCAGCGTGCAGAGGCGAATGATGAACCCACTACTTCTGACCGGCATTGCTGCAGCAGTTATCGGCGCCGCTCTCGGCTTCGGCGCTGCGCATACGATCGGCGCCGAGCAACTGGCAAAAGAGCAGGCCGCGCATCAATCCGACCTCGCTAAAATCAACGCAGCTTCAGCGAAAGCGCTTGCGGATGCGCTTTCCAGGCAGCAGGCGGCGCAGAGCGATGTAGCCACGATACAGAAGCAATTCGACGATGAGGTTGCGAACCATGCGAAAGACTCCCTTGATTACCGTGCTCGCCTGTCTGCTGGCACTGACCGCGTGCGCGTCCGGATCGCCAGTTGTGCTCCCGCCGCCGCAAGTGAAAGCGCCGGCGCCTCCGGCAGCTCTGATGGTGGCTCCGCCTACGGCTACCTCGACGGAGCGGTTGCAAGCAGCGTTTTCAAAGTAGCAGCCGACGATCAGGCAGAAATCGACAAGTTCACCGCATTGCAGGCGTATGTGCGAGCAATGCAGGAGCAGGGATTTATTGCTGGAGCGATGCCACCAACCCCTTAATCTGGTCGGCCGCCCGATCACCCATGATCTTGTAAAGCGAATCGTTAGGGTGGATTGTGTCAGGGAGCATCGTTTTCCAGTCGAGCGATTTCACATAGTCGTATTGCGCGATCACCAAGACGCCTTGCGCTTTCCCGACTTCGCGCATGATCCCGACGTATTGGTCCAATCCAGCAAGCATATCTTCGGGGATCAACCCGTACCATACCGGGTTAGGTTCTTCGAGAACCGGAATCTTCCCTGCGGCTCGGACGATGGTAATCCACTTATTCAGACCGTCCCGGTATTGCTCTGGCGTGCTCAGTCGCGCATCGTTGATTGCGTAGTTAGCGATGACGATCTGAGCGTCCATCGTCTTGATGCGCTCTGAAAACGGAGCAGGGTACACGGTCGGGCCGTCGAGACTCATCGTCACCGTAGTACCGCCTACTCCATTATTTTCGACCGTGATTCCGAGATCCGACGCGATCACTGCGGGTTGATTCGACGGCGATCGAATATAAGTGTTCGGCCCGGTCTGCGTCCACCCATACATTGTGCTATCGCCTTCCGCGGCGATCTTGACGACGACCGGCTGCTTAACGGTCGGCTGCGGCTCTGATCCGCCCCCGCCCCCTCCGCACGCAGCCATCGCGCAGCATGCAATCACCAGACATAGTTTTCGTAGCTCTCGCGTTCCTTCCGTCCAGCCTGCCAGGCTCGATACAGTCTTGAATCCGGCCAATACGGATTCGTGTCGCTCCAATCCGCGTCGTACCCAATCCGATAGGCCACCAGTGCAGAACCGGTGAATTTTTCCGGCTGAGCGAACCACGCTTTCAGCCAGTTTCGTATGTTTGTTATCAAAATTTTGTCCAGTCATTTTTCTCTCCGCGAGATTCTATCTCATGTTTTGCAAAGTGCCGTCTATTACGGCGCTGTAAGTACTTGATTTGAAACGTGCGCGACTGTGCATTCGCGTGCATCTCCGGGATGCCGAGAAAATCACGTAACGCGTTGAATGAATTAGGAAAAACGAGGTTTGCGGGGTTTTACGCGGGAGGCAATGGAAAGCGGTCTATAACCCTTATGGAATCTAGAACCGTCTATCATCGCCCACTATTCGTTTAGAATTTCACCTCTATCGCTGAGATATGCTGTGTCAGCCCCCATGCTGTCTTGCGTTTTGGATCGGGAAGATCAAGGTTGAACTTGGGCCTGAATTTCTGAATGTACAGTGCCTCCAATTCAATGAGATCGCGAGGGTCGGACCTCAGTATGTAGCTCGAATCAAATGCTTTCGTGCCTTCCCGAAAGTGCGCACTGAGTCTGGCATTGCAGTCCACAGACTGCCCGACATACACAACTTCCCCGTCTGAAAGAAGGAAGTAGACTCCGGCCACGCGATCGTAAATCTCTGATTTTGATCGTAAGAATGAAAGGTCAAGCAGGCCGGAGGGATCTAGAGAAAACCCCGTCTTGGCTCTGAGCAATTCTGCTTGTGTGCGCTTTTCCAGTTTCTCTTTTCCGATCTCGCCTAACGTCGCATTCAATTCATTTGCGATAGCAATCGCTTTTTCTTGATCTCTCCCAAGACCGACCGTCTTGATCGATCCGCCCATTTTGGCGGGGTAGTTGAAGTAGAAATATCCAGCACCGTTCTTATTGAGGCGCGGAGGAAGTCCGCTTTTTCTTGGTCTACCCACCGTTAGCTCCTAGTTTCACTTCGACCCACTCCGCTCCTCGCACATCCCGGTACATTTCGGTCATGCTGGCCGACTTATGTCCAAGGATCGCCTGAGCGAACTCGGGGCTGTATTGCTCAGCGTAAAGCCGGGCCGCCAGGCTGCGCAGCTCATGAAACGATGCCGGCGTCTTTCCTTCTTCCCACTTCACGTCGGCCGCTGTTCTCGCCAGACGAAAGCCACGCGTGAGCGAATCAGGGTCGACCGGATAACCCGGCTTCTGATTCCCGACGACCCGCGCATGGTGAATCATCGATTTCGACACGACCTTATCCCGGCAGCGCTTGATTACGTCTTCCAGAGACAGCCCGATCGCATCCATGCGCACCGCCATCGGAATCCGAAGCTTCATTTTCGTCTTCTGCTGAGCGACGAATAGAAAGCCGTCTTTCGCGTCAGAGAAAAGCATATTGGCAACGTCTTCCCGACGCTGGCCCGTCAACAGGGCTAATTCGAAACTGCGCGCGACCCACGGCTCCATTTCCAAGGCCTTCGCGTAGATCAATTTGAACTCGGGAAGCATGAGTCTGGATCGCTCGACCGTAATTTCTGGCGTTCTGGTGACTGATACTGGATTCTTTCCAGAATCGATAATCCCTTTCGTTTCAGCCACGCGCATCATGTCGGAAAGCGTCTTCCGGGCGAGTTTCGCCATATTCGGCTTATCGATCCCGTCCAGAAACTCGGCTATCTCGCGCGTTTGTATCTTCCGAAGATGCTTATCAGCGAACGGTGCTTTCAACACAACACGAAGGCCAGCCCGTACCGTCTGCATGGTGCTCGGCGTCGGATTACGAGTTTCCTCGTAAATCTTCTGGTATTCGGTCGACCATTCCAGCAGCGTTTTTTCGTCGGGAGCGGTCATTCGCTGGACGACCGATCGATAACCTCGGCTGCTTTCCAACTCGGCATTGGCGGCCCGCGCTTCCCCGAATGCCTTCGCCTGATCTCGACCGATGCCGTAATCCTTCTTCGTGTCGGGATTGCGCCAATAAAAATAGCCTGCGCTGTTCTGATACAGATTGGCCGGCCAGTGCCGGCGCTTCGCTTCCCTACGCCGTGCGGCCATTCCCCAGTCTCCGTTGCATCTCGCCAGCGTCATCGTAATAGACGGCGTGTGGCTCGACGAAATATTTCGTGCCGCATTTTATCGGCTGCGGGACGATTCGCCCGTTTTTCCGCCAGTTGAGCAGCGTGTTGCGGTGCGGCTTCGAGCTGCCGAACAAGGCTTCGGCCCACTGGTCGAGAGTGACTAGCTTCGCCATCATTTCTCCTTTTCTCTCTGCTCTACCGCCCGCGCATATGCCTCGCGCAACGCGCCAAAACTTCCCCGGCGAGTGTTGAAAGGCACGACAGCCGGTTCTTCGTATCCCACCAGGTAGGCATCTGCTGCCTGGATCAGGTTCTCTACTGCACGTAGGAGTTCGTCGTTCATTTCGGCTCCTTCACTGCCTTCTCAGGCTTGCAGTAGTGCGCAAGCGCAGCGCGTAGCTGTTCTTGCTGCTCTGGCGTCGGATCGGGCTTCGGCGTGCCGTCCGCATTGAAGCAGTAGAACCCACCTTCGCATCCGATCGCCGAGCATCCACCCGGCTTGCATTGGCTACTCATTTGCGCTCCTTCACTGCCTGCTCGATGGCGTGCTCTGCCCATCGAACGGCCTTCGTGAAACTCTTCAGGTCGCACGGGCAGTAAGGGTTGCTCGTGCTGAACGTGTTATGCCAGCCATCTGCGATCCGCCAGTCAGGCAGCGCACGCGGCTCGGCACGCTCAGGCGGCTCCTTGTTCGCGGCTAGGATTGCGCGGAGAGCGTTCAGTTCTTCAGCCGCAAAGTAGCTCGCCAGTGCCAAGCCGGTCGGCAGGCGGCTCGCGAGCAAGCGCGCTGCTTCGTAAAGCGCCGCATCCTTCCCGGCGTCCGCACGCTCACTCGCGCCTGCTGCGTCATACTGGCTCGTGCTTTCCATCTGGATCGCTCGCCCGTCGATAACGCCTTGTCTGTGAGCCTCGCGGGCGATGATTTCCCAGCCCGGTGGGACACGCCGCGCGGCGGGGCTTACGTGCTGCTTCAGCAATTCAAGAATTGCGTCTAGGTTGAGGCTCATTTATTTCTTCTCCTTAGCGGCTAGGATTGCGCGGGCGAATGCCACTATGGAATTCAGATTGGCATTTACGTATGTGACCTTCCCCCAATGCAGGTGCTGATCGGCAACCGCTCGAATCTGCTCATCCGTCAGCGCCGAATCCTTCCCGGCGTCCGCACGCTCCTGACTCGCGTCCCTGATGAGTTGCGTCAAGTCGCGGCAGTTGATACGAAACTCGTCATCAACCCAAAATCCGCCCGATTGCTCAATCAGTTCTTCGATTCGTTCGTCACTCGCCCCCACTGTGTCGGCGTCCGCACGCTCAGGCGTAGGGGCTGCGCTTTTAAGACAAGCAAAGCATCCGTTTCCACCGCAATGAGCGCACGTGGTATCAAAAGTGCCGTCATAGTTGAGCGTTGTTCTCGGCCC